CCATCTAATACTACGACCATATCTATACCCTTGTAAGCATCTTGTTTCATTCCGTGACCGCTTGTCTTTTCAATTTTAACACTATCCTCGAAATAATCTTTTATTTTTTCTGCGGTTTTGTTCTCGGTTTTTTCGCCACGTTGCCATGTTTTAAGACCTACCTTAATAAGATTTATAAAGTCTTTATTAGATTTATCAAAAATCCTTTCTTTGAAAAAATTGACAGCTCTTATAAATCTGGCAACCTCCATTGGGTTTCTTTTTTTATCGTTTTTAAAATTAAAAACTTTTTCGGGTTGGTTTTTTTCCAAAATCATTTCATTCACAATTTTTTCCAAAAGACAAAAAATATTGTAATTTGTGTTGAAATTATTTAAAACCGACCGACCCTCAATCGATTCAACTCCGTAAAAACCAGCCATTTCATTTTTGGTACTTTCTACCCAATGGTGTCCAAATATACTTTTCAATATTTCCAAAATTCCTTTTGAATAAATTTCTTTCATTTTGGAATTGTTGATTATTGATTGAAAATAAACAGATTCTGATTTGTCGCAAAAGTTGGCAAAATTACCTTTATTTATTTTATTTTGAAATTCAACAGATTCTAAAAGTTTCGTTTTCACTTTCATATCATATAATGATGAAACAAAATCCCAATTTACAACATCCCAAAAATTTTTGATATACTCATCTCTTTTATTTTTGTATTTCAAATAATAAGCGTGTTCCCAAAGGTCCAACCCAAGTAGAGGGAAACCACCACCCTCTATAACGTTCATCAAAGGGTTATCCTGATTCGGGGTTGACATAATTTTTAAATTATTCTTACCGTTTAAAACCAACCAAACCCAACCAGAACCGAACCTATCCTTGGCAATCTGTTCAAATTTTTTCTTGAAATTTGTAAAGGTTCCGAATTCTTTTGAGATTTTATTATATAATTCCCCCTTCAATTTCATGGGTTTGGGAGATAACATATTCCAAAATAAAGCGTGATTGAATGCACCACCAGCGTTGTTTCTAATACCTTGGTCATAACGACTGATGTTTTTAATTATTTCTTCTAAATCTAAATCTCCCGATTTTTTCTTAGATAGAGCGTCATTCAATTTATCTACGTATCCCTTATAATGTTTATTATAATGGAAATTCATAGTTTCTGCATCTATAAATTTTTTGAGGGCTGAATAAGAGTAAGGTAATTTTTCGATACCTATTTTTTTCATTTCTTTGATTAACAACTTTGTTTCACTCTTTTTTTCTTCGGTGATTATTTTCTTTTCTAGTTGTTCTATTTTTTGTTCAATTAAGTCCATGTGATTGAGTTATTGTTTTATATAAATAACTCAAAAATGTAATTAGTGCCTGAGTTCATTAATTCTCTTGAGTATTTCTTCTGCATAATCCGCAGAATTAAGATTATCTCCCATAACCGTTGAGATAACTTGTTTTTTATTGTTTAATATGTCATATATTACACCCTCGATTGTATTTTCGAAAATTGGGTAATATACTAATACATTATTTTTTTGACCGAATCTGTATGCTCTATCTTCAGCTTGAGAGTGGTCTGATGGTAAAAATGATAAATCATTCATTATAACTGCTTCTGCCGCTGTTAGGGTAAGACCAACACCCGCCGCCTTTATATTACCTACAAATACTGTGACCTTTTCGTTATTTTGAAATTCATCAACGCTGTTTTGTCTGTCATGTTTTGTCATCGAGCCATCTACTTTGACAGCGGCTTTTCCAAAGTGTTCGACAATTTTGTTTAAAGAATCTGTAAAGTTACAGAATATGATAACTTTTTTACCTTGCTCAACAATATTCTCTGCTAGTTCTATTGTCTGACTAATTTTTTCATTCGCGATGATTTGTCTGACTTTAGTTAATTTGGTAAATTGAACCGTCAAAGATTTTGATTCATCTGGATTTTTTTCATACCAATTATAATATTCACCCATAACTTCCTCGTATTCTTTAGATTTGAGTCTTAGATAGACAGGAGTGATAATTTTTTCAGGTAAATCTAAAACGTCTTCTTTTAGTCTCCTCAAAGTCAGACCCGAAGTTCGGTCCCTTAGTTCCTCTAAATTTGATGCACCCATGACGTTCCAAACTTTACGGGGACCAACTCTAAATTGATATCCACTACAATACCTAATAACGTAAGCCATCCAATTTTTTGCAACGGGGGAATCCACCAAACTTAATAAGTTATAATAGTCTATCGGTCTTGATGTCATTGGAGTTCCAGTTAGTAACCAAAGTCTATCAACCTTTTTTACAATATCGTTTATTAGTTTTGTTCTTTGCGCTTGAGCATTTTTGATATAGTGTGCCTCATCAACGACCACCAAATCAAAATGGGCATCAATAATTTTCGATTCATCTTTTCTTTTAGTGTCATGGAAATTTTTTATGATGTCATAGTTTATTATTACAAAATCATGTTCTGTTGAAAAGTTTTTTCCCTCGCATATATAAACTGAGCGTTTCGAGTAATTTTCAATTTCTCTTTGCCAATTTATTTTCAGTGATGCGGGACAAATTATTAAAACTTTTTTTGCTTGACATTCAAGGGATGCAATTATTGTGGATGTTGTTTTTCCCAAACCCATATCATCCGCTAAGATGTATTTTTTGTTTTCAACGAGTTTTTGTATTGCTTCTTTTTGATGCGATAGTGGTGGTCTATGAGAATATTTTTCGTAATCTATTATTACGTCTTTTACTGTATTATCTTTGATTACCGCAGCCTTTGGTAACCAAAACTCATGAAACTCTTCAGTCTCCCAAACTTTACCCCAAATATGAAAAGCTTTTTCCTTTTCACTTAATAATTTTTCAACCCAAACTTTTTGAGGTATTTCTGTATAGAGTTTATCGTCCGCTAATTTTTGTGCAAAATATGCATCCAATATAACCCATTTTTTTGCAACTTTTGGTTGTTTGTCATGATTATTGATTATGTATTCCGATTGACTTCTCGTGGGGTAAAATTTTTTATTAATTTCAGATTTTCTTTTAAGTTCTAAAATATAATTGTTTGCCCCTTCATATTGTTCTAAAAGAGTGAGTGCTTTTGATTCTAAACTTATTTCTATCGACATCAATTAACTCAATTTAATTCTACCATCGCACCAATAGTTGTCTCCACCATACCATACGAATATTTCTTCACCAGGTAGAATTTCCTTTGTTGAATAAAATTCAAATGTGTTATTATCTAAATTGGACCTCCATGCGGCGTTTGGGGTTTCGCTGTGATTGTATAAACTTGCAAAACCTAAACCAACAACCTGTTTTTCCCAATGTTCTCCTTGTGGCCAATTGAATCTATAATCCATGAGGAATGGTGATGTTTCACCCTTAACCATACCAATATCTAAAACAGGACAAATTTCAAAAATTTCCCCAAGTTGGATTTTGGATGTCGAAAAAACCCCTAACCCATGGACGGGGCTTTTAGCTACACATATCTTTGTAGGTGGTACTATCATAGTAAAACTTTTGAGGAAAATATAACCAAACTCTAAATATTTATCAATATGGCAGAAAATTTAGTTCCTATATCGAGGTTGGGTAAATTCTTTGGTGGTGAGGATTATGCGTTAGAAATTGACATGGGTCAAGAGTGGTTGGAAGGGGACATGAATTTCACGATAATACTTTATAGGATTGATAGATACAAAACAAAAACAGATGATGTTTATGGTGAGGTATTGGAAGATGGTATTCAGTATTTAGCCCCTGTTGAATTGAAAGTTTATCTTCAGGTTCTTGCTCCTACGGATAAGTTCTATGGTAACTCTAAAATTGAATTGCAAGAACCTGGTAACATGAAGTTTGGAATATATCAAAAACAACTTGATGATTTGGGTGTCGAGATTTTCATGGGTGACTATATAGGTTATTATGAGAGCGAAGATAGGGTTAGATATTATGTTGTCAGTGATGATGGGTACGTAAAGTCAGATAACAAACACACCTATGGTGGATACAAACCCTTCTATAGAAGTGTGGTTTGTACCTATGTAAGTGAAAACGAATTCAAAGGTATTTGATGAAAATTATAATTTCAGAATCTCAGTTCGATAATATTTTTTTGGGTAGTAGAGTAATGGTTTATTACAACTTACATAAACATACATTTTCTATATCACACTCAGGTAAGGTGATAATGCATGCTGATTTTGTTAAGTTGTCGGATGTTGAGTTCAGAGTTCGTCATGGTGGTCGAGAAAAAGTGAGAGATGAAAAAAGAAAAAATGTTCATGCTTTTGTTATTGGTAAATTGGAAGACTATTGCGAATTTCCTTGTGATAATGTAGTTCCGCCAAATAAGGGAATCATAGTTTCTTATGACCCTTATAAAAACGAAAGTTTTGTAATAAAAAAAACCCAAGAACCTGTTTTTAGTGCTGAAGTAGTTGAGATGGTTAATTTAAAGAATAAAATATATATTATTAAATAAAAGATGAAATTCATAATAAACTCAAAACAATATGGGTTTTTATTGGAGGGTGAAATCGCTTCGAAGAAATACGATGCAATTTTAATCGGTGGTCTAGAGCATCGAGAGGGCGATAAACCTCTTCCTGAACAAATTTCCCTTCTAGCATCTGGGTTGGGGAAATTCAACATCAAAGGTTTTCATCATAACGATTCAATAGATAAGATACTTAATTTTATGGAACAAAATCCTAAAAAACCGATATATCTTTTTAGTGCAGGTTGTGTTCATTCAAAAGACATTTCGGCTAGCCCTCATTCGGATTTGTCACGAATTTATGTAATCGAACCTTTTGCTCCGTCGAGAACAACCAAAAAAAGTGTGGAGGATTCGGTTTCTAATGGGGTGCCTTCCTACAATGTTTTTGTTGGTCCAACATCAGGTCGAGGTTTGGGCGTTATCAAAGGAGCTCGCTCTTCAAGAGCTAAATCGCATTGGGATGCATTAACTACTGTTGGTTCAATGACAAAATAGATTTTATGCCATTACCGAAACAAGTCAAACCTAATCTTCAATTAGTTCCTCCCAAAACCTTGATTGCTCGGAGGGAACAATTGAAAGAGTACATTACTAAAGATGGTACATATCTACCTAAGTCTGTTCTTCATGCTGATTTGGATAGAGGTATGTTAGATTTTGTTAAAGGTGATTTACAAGTTGTGACGGCTGGAAAAATAGTACCAATGGTTGATATTATAATCACAACTCAGAATTGGGCACAATATTTAGAAACTTGGAAATTTATTGATTTGGATTACAATCCATCACCACCTTTCGTTACTGTGGTTAGGTCTCCTGAGGTCAAATATGGAACAAACCCGGCTCTAAAATATAATATACCAAACAGGAAACAATTCTATTATGCTTCTGTTCCGACTTGGAATGGAAACATGCAGGGTATGGATATCTATACAATTCCACAACCTGTTCCTGTCGATATAAATTATAGTGTGAAAATTATCTGTAATCGTATGAGGGAGTTGAATCAGTTGAATAAAATTGTTCTTCAAAAATTTTCCTCGAGACAAGCTTATACTTTTATTAAGGGTCAATACGTTCCCATAATTTTGAACAATATAAGTGATGAATCTCAAATGAATATGGACGCCAGAAAATATTATGTTCAAAGTTATGATTTCACAATGTTGGGCTATTTGATTGATGAGGATGAGTTCGAGGTAAAACCTGCGGTGTCTAGAGTAACGGAATTAGTTGAGGTCGATAATACTACTAGAAAAAAGAAAATAGAAATTTTTCCCAAGAACCCAGACGAGTTTCCTCAAAACTTCAGATTTTTAACTGGAACTACAGCTTTGACAACATCGATGGAATTTACAGCAGATATGAACGTAGTATCAACAACAAACGTTAATACTTATGATGTTTTCATTAATGGTGATTATTACGGTGTTGATGTTCCTTTAATTCAAATAACAACCAATGATGTACTCAAACTAGAAGTTACCAAAACAGACCCAACAAAGGAATCCAATATATTTTTCGATAACATATTATATGGAGATGCAATAGCACCGAATTATACAACTAAAGCTGTACCAACCCCTTATACCTTGGGTGTTTTATCTGGTTCTACTTTCCAAATCGGCGGGGGTTTAAAATATGTTCCAAACCAAGATGTTAGGATTTATCACAACGAGTCAGCTAATCAAGTTTCTAAAGTTGTTTCCTACAATGTTGGTTCTGGCGTTTTTGTTTTCTCAGGTGCCTCCCAAGTTGTTGGGTCGGGTACTTATTGGAGTTGGAATGTTATTTAGTTTTCTCCGTAAATGTCCTTTTTTTCTTGACACTTTTCAAGTATCAAGTTTTCTAAAAATTTATATATTTTAATTCCCCTTTTATCGCAGTATTTTTTTAGAATTTCATGTACTGCAGGGTCAATTTTTATATTCTTAATTTCTTTCTTAGTTCTCATGGTAGAAAAAAGGCAGAATTAATTCTCACCGTTTATAAATAGATATTCGAAAGTCAAGTTTTTTCATCTTAATATGAATATTTATCAATAAAATAAATCTTAGGATAAATTAATTTATAATAATGGCAACAGCACAAGCAAATCAGAAAGTTTTCGTTTCCCCAGGTGTTTATACCTCTGAAACAGACTTGTCTTTCGTAGCCCAAAGTGTCGGTGTAACGACCTTAGGATTAGTGGGAGAATCAATAAAAGGGCCGGCTTTTGAGCCTGTGTTCATCACAAACTACGATGAGTTCCAAACATATTTCGGAGGAACAATTCCTGAAAAGTTTGTTAATACACAAATCCCAAAGTACGAAGCGGCGTATATTGCCAAGTCGTACTTACAACAATCAAACCAAATGTTCTTCACAAGAATTTTGGGTTTGTCGGGTTTTGACGCGGGTCCATCTTGGTCTATAAAGGTAATTGCTAATGTTGACCCAACAACTGTTGGTGTAGTAGGTTCAACAGGTGTATGGACCGCTAACTTCTCAGGTTCTACAGGTGGTACTATCACATTTATTGGTGGGGCTTTTCCTGGACCTGTCAATGTTGATTTGAATAATCAATACACATTGTTCAACGGTAGCACTTCTTCATATTCTAGTGACTTCCAAACTTACCTCGGTAATGTTTTGGAGAATCCCTCTTTGTCGGCAACAACTTCAATTTTTTATGGTCCGGCAACAACGACATCATATCAAAACATTGTGAGTGTTTATAACGCAACAACAAATGTTTTCGGTGTAGATAGTTTAGATATTGCTTCAAACGACTTATCTGCGTCAAACAACGATTCTTGGTTCTATGCTGCTTTTGATTTGACAACAGGAAACAACTACTCAGGTTATTCGTACAACTATGTTGTAAGTAATTTGGTTAATTTAGGTTCTTCTGTTTTTTCAGGTACAATATCAGGAAACATTTACACCTACTCAGGCACCGCATATCCAGAATATAATAATATGGTAGTTGCAACTCTACGTTCAAGAGGTATATCATTATATACCAATAGCTCAGCGAGTCAAAACCATGGACCAATATATGAAGTGACAGGACTCACAGATGTACAATTAGTATGTACAGGTCAATACTCAGGTGTGACAAAAAATCCTTTTGGTACCTTCTTGATTTCGGGAGTTACAAAAGACGCAACTACTTTCAGTTTTGAAACTTCTTTATTAGCTTCATCATCAAAATATATTGCTAAGGTTTTAGGTTTTGATAATTTTGGAAAATCAAGAACTGAGGTTCCTCTTTTCGTTGAGGAAATTTACCCAAGCTCTTTGAATTATGCTTATAATCAAAGTTATATTAGAGGTTTAAATTGTACTTTGATTGGTTTACCTCAAGCTCGTCCTATTGCGGGTAATGCGGCTTCAAATTCTATTGCTTGGAAGTTAGAACAATATCAATCTCCTAAGACACCTTATTTGGTTTCAGAATTAAGAGGAAATAGAGTTTATGATTTGTTCAGATTCATTTCTATTTCAGATGGAGATGCTGCAAATACAGAAGTAAAAGTTTCGATTGCTAATATTTCATTTAATAATATGACTTTTGATGTGTTAGTTAGAAGTTTCTATGATACAGATGCAAATCCAGTGGTTTTAGAAAAATTTACCAACTGTACTTTAGACCCGGCAACTAATAGTTTCATTGGAGTCAAAATTGGTACTCAAGACGGGGAATATGCTTTAGTTTCAAAGTATATAATGGTGGAGATGGCTGATGGTGCTCCAATCGACGCTGTCCCTTGTGGTTTCTATGGTTATGTACAGAGAGAATATGATAGTCCTGTAAATCCTTCACCTTATATAATTTATAAAACAAAATATAATTTCCCTGGTGAAGTGATATATAACCCTCCATTTGGGGCTCCTTCTGGTGGTGATAACCTTACGGTAACTTCAGGGGATGTTGTTAGAAGAACTTATTTAGGATTTTCTACCTTTTATGGAATTGATGATTCTTTCTTGTCATACAAGGGAAAACAAAATCCACAAACAAATTGGGCAACTGCAACAGACTCATTCCAATGGAATGTCTTAAGTAAAGGTTTCCACATGGACTCAGGTGCTACCGTTGTATCAATTAGTAATAACTTTGTTACAAGTGGAACACCAGCTTTTGAATGTGGTGTAGCTGATTTTAGAAATGACCCCGCAACACAAGAAAACCCTTACTATTTCATTTACGCGAGAAAATACACGGTATGTTTTGCTGGTGGTTTTGATGGCTGGGATATTTACAGAGAGTTTAGAACAAATAAAGATGACTTCCAACTCGGAGCTCCTGGATTTCTAGCTGGTTTTCAGGCTGATGGTAGATATCCAAGTGCTACTGGTCAGGGTTTATTTAAAAGGATTACTGTTCAGAACAATAGAGCAGATTTTGCTAATACTGACTACTACGCATATCTATTGGGTATATTAACTTATGCAAATCCTGAATCCACAAATATCAATGTATTTGCAACCTCTTCAATTGATTATGTTAATAACTCAAACTTAGTAGAAGCTGCAATTGACATGGTTCAGTTCTCAAGAGCTGACTCTGTGTATATCGCAACAACACCAGACTACAACATGTATGTTCCAGATTCAACTGATTCCCAGTTAATTATTTATCCTCAGGAAGCTGTTGATAATTTGGATATAACGGGTATCGATTCGAACTATACGGCAACATATTATCCATGGATTTTAGTTAGAGATACCGTAAATAACACACAAATTTATTTACCACCTACGGGTGAAGTTTGTAGAAACTTAGCACTAACAGATAATATCGCTTTCCCTTGGTTCGCATCGGCTGGTTACACGAGAGGTTTAGTAAATTCTATTAAAGCAAGGGTAAAACTTACTCAAGAAGATAGAGACACCCTTTATCAGGGAAGAATCAACCCAATCGCTACATTCTCTGATGTTGGTACTGTAATTTGGGGCAATAAAACTTTACAAGTTGCAGATACCGCTCTTAACAGATTGAACGTTAGAAGATTATTACTTCAAGCTCGTAAGTTGATTTCAGCTGTTGCGGTAAGATTGTTGTTTGAACAAAACGACCAAATAGTAAGACAACAGTTCTTAGACAGTGTGAATCCAATTTTGGACTCAATCAGAAGAGATAGAGGTCTTTATGATTTCAGAGTAAC